CGACTCCTGCGCAATCCAATTATATAATGTCACGACTAGTACTCCAGTAAAAATTTCCCCGTTTCCGGGTACAAAAATCTGTAGTGATCTAGATTGGCCTTTTGAAGGGCTCAAAGTACATTGTATAACCGGAAAGAGATAAATCTCATTGCGTTTTAGTACCTAAACTTAAAGAATAGGCTGCCACGGATCGTGCCCGATAGCATTTGTATTTGTTATCCAGTTTGTATTCTGGAGGCTTGGTAGCCTAAATGGCGCCGGTATTATAAATCCAGCGCTTTGTAGTACTCAAAAACCACAATGGTGTATAATCTACACCAATTGCATGGTATTCAAGGACAGTCGCTCCCACTGGAAGCGTACTGCCAGCCAACTGGGGCTCAAACGTTGTTGAAGTAACAACATAGTTATTGTTCTCTGTATCGTCATAGTCCGCACCATTAGCGCGGTCTCCTGGGGAAGTAGAACAGAAACGAAACTTGTTCATGAAGGGAACACTAAACTGTAAACCAGTTTGTGTCAATTCATTCTGCAAGGCTTGTCCTGTAATACCACCATAGAGTGGATCGATACCATTGGGAACTAAACCAGTGCTGTTATAATTCGTAAACGTGAGAATAGGCCCAGTAGTGGTCCACGGTTCATTGTGGCGTTGCACCAAGAAATTCTTAGTGGTCTTTGGGTCTACATGGTTAAAAGCGTAATTCATACTACCTCGCTGGCCCACAAAAAGTGGAGCCATCCAGGTGTATGGTGTTTCATTACACCTATTCCCTGGGGCAGGAAGTCCTACGACACCGTTTAGAAAGTAATCCGAATTTGAATCAAACCCATAAAATAGGGGATAAATGTTCTTTCGGAACTGCGTCACAAGTGCGTAAGTACTAGCCACCGTAGGGGTAATAGAATTCCGCGTTCCCTCAACCATATGGAGGGTCGTCCTACGCATCAAAGAGCGCATTGAACGAATATCTTCGCCAAAGTTGACAGACATAATTTCAGCTGGGCGTGCAGTGCACTTACCCATTTCATATTGCTCGTACGTTTCATCATTAGATTGTACGGCAAACACTGAAGTCCGTGTCTGAAAATCACTGGGATTGGCAAGCTCGAAATTATCAGCAGCATACGCATAGATGGCTAGATTAACATCAGCCGTAGCTACGGGTGCTGTGAGTGTGTTTAAAACACGAATTTCGAAGCGACCATTATGATAATCTGTAACATAAGGAGAATCGGCTTCAGCCGGTCCCGAAGTGTCACGAACAATCGTAGGAATGACTCGCAACCACGATTGTGGTTGCATATACGGAATACGAAATTCCAAATAGTCGGTTGTTTCAATATCAACCACCTTGGTAATAGTGGTTGTTTCAGAATTAGGCGTTGTAAAAATATTTCCTACTGGATCAAAATTAATACGAAGCCGACCTTGATGATATTGAGACTTGATGATCATAACACGAATGATGATATCACCTCGCCAATTTGAAAAAAGACGAGATAAATGTCCCATCGGTAAATCAACATAATATTGTGAGGGAGCACTTCCCACCGTGCGACACCATGTAGGTGTAACATTTGCACGGAATAAACTTGCATCAGTCAAATCGCTTGCTTTCCAAGTACACACACGGATAAGTCCGGCGCGTTTGGCAATATGTGCGATTGCTAATTCATCATCAGCAGGTAAACCTGCAATGCCTGGGTCAATAGTCAATTCATTCTTTGGGTCCAAAGTCAACTTCTCCAGCGGAACACCGATTTCACTCGATGCAAATGCATGGAAAGGTTGATTCTTAAATGGCTGTACATTATCAATGACAGGTACATTTGTAAATCCAAACAATGAAGCAATGGCCCCTACAGCACGAGCTCCTATGGTGGTTGCCTTAGCAAAAACACCAATAACTGGCACATTTTCCAAGTGCCGGGATGCACCACTAACAGCAGATGCGATTCGTGAAACAGGACCAGTACCATATTCATCGCGAGCCTGAATAGCAAGATTGACAGTATTACCTGCTAACTTAACATTTTCGGCCCACGCATAAACAAGTACTGAAACTGGTCCAGTAGCCGTACCATTTGCTGAAGCAAAAGGTGCAATGGGAAACAAACTTAATTGTCCCATACTAGTGGTATCAGTGTTGGTCAAAGGCAACCAATTTTTATAATAGAAGAAGGGCAGTGTCATTTCACCACCCTTATTCTTGTGTGATTCAATATACACACAAGGTCGCTGCGTCAATATCATACGTTCCACCTCATTGGAACCACCTGTTGTCACTTCATGCTGAGCACCAAATGTTGTAAGTGGTCTATAAGACATAGCGTATGTGCCGTAAATAAACGGTGTACTGTTAACAACAACCTTAACTTTGAGATCTGCTTGAATATAGGCATAATTATCAAGTTTACTACGAATAGACGCAGTATTCAAAAATAATTGCCATGGTCGCAGCAGACGTAGATTATATGCTTCACCCAAAGGTATAGCATAACTGGCAATTCGAACTGGTCGACTTAAAAAGTCACCAAGTCCAAAACTGCCAGTATCAATATCTTCTGCAACATGATCCAAAACACCTGTCATACCAGCAGCATCACCTTCCACATTATCTGCAAAAGTGAGTACTTGCTCTTCAATGATAGTCTGTTCTGGAACATCTTCAGATTGCAACGCAAAGTCTGTATACGTTGGTTTCGGCTTATGGATATTTGCATAATCAAAAATAATAGATTCCTTCATTTCATCAAGTATCTTATGATCAAAATGAATTTGTTCTTCCATTTTACGATAAAGCATTTCCAGCCGGCGTAGTTTAATCGACATTTCGGTCATCTTAGTGTGATAGTTACCGGAGAATCTTTAAACTCTCCAAGGGTTTCTCCAAACCACGAGGAAAGGTTGACATCGATTGTGCCCAGCCAGCACATCTCTAAAAAGAGATTTTGAGGAACACTCAGGCAGGGAAACATATACATCCACGCTCACTCATCCGATGATGTCGGATTTAGACAAGTACAGTAAATATGCATACATGCTGAATTTTGGTTCTAGACATTTCTAAGCTCATGCCTAGTTAAGTTTAATGACATTCTAGGTCAGGCTATTGCTTACTTAGCACCATTGTCTTCCAACCACTTGTTCACGCACTCATCCCACGTAGGGAAATCGAGTGTCATGTCCATGTAGTTGTCCAATCCTGCAAGCTCAACAACCTTTTGCAATTGCATGCTGCGTGTTTCGAAAACCTCTCTACCGTGATAGAAAAATTCACGCACAGCACCCTTAATCACTTCAGCTGATTGTGCTTCAGGACACAATGTTCCTGATACAACACCCATGGTAAGACTCTTCCAAATGGAATCTTCTTCCAACATAGGCATGTGCATGCCAACTTCACTCTCAAAGCGAAACGAACGTTTCAAAAACGATGCTTCGCTAATGTGAATGTAGGGTACACTCTCCGCTGTTTTGTCTGCCATCGTGTAATCGATGCCAAAACTTTTAAGCGTAGCTTGTAATGTCGTGTGAGTGAACCAAGGTGTTCTTTTACTCACTCCCATAAGGTTGTCATCACCATACGTGCCCAATGCGACGTTCTTCTTAAACGAACGAACTTCTCTCGCAGGGTTCAAAAGGTGGTAGCACATACGCACATAAAGTGCATTCACAATACCGTTAATAATCACGGTAAGTGGGTGCCCAGACGGATTGGTGCCGAAGAACTCAACCAAATCACCGTTAAAATCAACGAATGAAAAGGCGGTATCTTCAGCAATGCCTTGCACACACAACAGGTCTTCCAAAGTGAAGCCTGCTGCTTTGCAAATGTTCCTGAGAACATCAAACGCTGCCAACACTAAAGTAGGTGGCATTTGTTTGTCAAAGAAACGATAGTCACCACCGATGAGTTGATCTTCACCATGTTGGGTAACATATTGGTAAAATTCTTCCCACTGGTCGGACATGGCATTCATGCCAGGCATTCCTTCCCACACGTAACGGTTTCGCTGCAGAACACGTGTCACTGACAGCAAATACTTGCGATTTATGATGCTCCAGGCAAATGGCGCACCTGTGAAAACGCGAGTTTTCCCGATTTTGGCTTTGGCATGAGAAATGGCTTCATCCTTAAGGTGACCATTGAAAATAGGCGAAGCCCGTTGACCGCTGGTATATAAGCGATGGATCTCCTCCACAGCTTCCATGATTATGGGATCTGGATGAACCCACTCACTACCCGCTGGTCCGACACAAGGGGTTAGAAAATTCTTCTTACCTTTCTTGAACGGGAAACCCGCACTTGTGTTACGGTTCATCTTATCAACAAACTGAACACCTGCGGCACCATTAATGGCTGTCATATCATCGTACACCATGATCTCAGCAAGGTCTTCCTCACTCAGTCCACTTAGGATATCCTTAGTATACTGTTCGACACACTCTGCTAAGACATCTGTGTTGATATCTGTAACAGGTTTCACCATCTCCACGGCTGCAATGCGCCACGGTACATAGCCACTCATTTGTGGCTTGGTAGTCTTAACTGGCACATCGCATTGAGCCTGCACAATCTCACTAATAAAAGTGGGTCGTACATGTGACTTGGGTGCTTGTTTGAATCCAGAAAAGGAACCATAAACACGAGCAGTGCCATCTTCGATATACCTCATCACAGATTTGTGGTGCAAGTCCATGAGAGGAGTTTCAAAGCCTGGTACGTCAAGACGGGGAGCTGTAGGCTCCATATGAGGCTCAACAAAGTGCCCCATTCCCATCTGTACGATATCAATCGTAAGCGGGATACTGAACACTTCATTGCCTCCGCCCATAACATGGATTCCCAAAATAATGGGTCCCATTGGTGTCTGGGCGAGCATGACAGAACCACAATCACCATTAGTAGTGGCAACTCGCGTAAACGCGTGCCAACTATCTATCGGCAATTCAAAGCCAGGTTGTTGTGGTGTAGACTTGCTCTTGATGCAATCCAACTGTCTGTTATTCATGCTACCATCCTCCATACGCGTAACGTATGTCCCGGAGTACACACCCTTAATAGGGTGCTTAGGAAATAAACTCTCCAAACTCTTAACTGGGGGCAGATTGCGCACTCGGAAGAAAGCGATGTCACTAGATGGAACACGATATATGTCGCACTGATGCATGGTCAAAACAATATTGCCATTAACACCTTCACAACGGTAGTCACGAATCATCTCGAGTTTAAAACTCTCAACATCGGGCAGCCCGTGGCTATTGGTCACATAAATGTGTCCCTTAACACCAAAGGCCTTGACGGGTCGCGAAACTGCAACTCCATCAGCATTTGTGAAATGTGAGCGCAATGCTACACAATTCTTTCCCACGATACTTGCCACTTGTGTGAACTCCATATTATTCCATGAAATGGAATGTGAGGACACATCAAATGCCGATAAGCTGAAATCGTCCTTAAACCAGACATTCTGCTTCTCATTTTCTCGTGGTACTGGTGGCGCACCTGTAGAGGCAGAGGTTGTACCCTGCGTCTGGAAAGCTGGCTTTGCAATAAAGTCATACATCTTCTTGGCAGCGTAAACACTCGCCAATGTAGCAGCAACTCCCAAAAGCAATTTTGGAGCACCAATCTTCTTCTGCACTCTTTCACCTAACCAACGCATCTGCGCACGGCAGGCATTCAGTGCTACTTGGTCTGGAATGAACTCTCGCATAATTGCATCCTGAGTCATATCCAGGCGGAACAGGTGGCACAAAAAGCCACTCACAGCGTGGTAACTTAGGATCTTTGTGATAATAGCTAAAATAGCATACTTCACCAAGTCCAATAAGTACATAGTACGCGTGGGAGCGATGGGGCCTTCGTAATCGAATGCTTGGACCTCAACATCTACACATGGCTCACATTCACACACCATGGTGTTCATGTAGCACTGTTTGCAAATGACTATATTCTTCATACCAACATCACAATCATCAACCTTCTGTTGGACTGTGGAATGCTCTACTGCAACGCGCGAAAACCAGCTCAAAAACTTGTTCACATCATCAAAGACGTGGATAGTTTCTAACTGGCCTTGTTGGCGCTCACGTTCGGTACCCGCTGGCACGACACGCTTAATCTCAAATGTCCAATAATTTGGCCACTGACCATCTTCCATTTGAACGGCTGACGAATCAAGCATACACGCATCTTTGGTGTACTCAGGTTTGGGCTTTACGTCGATGACAAATGGCAAGCGACGTTGCACCGCAAGCGGTGTCTGAAAGTAGTGAAATGCATTGAGCGTTTCACAGTTGGTAGTCGCAATGACAAATTCAGCACGCATGGGCGTTCGCCCCTTATCTTCCAAACTGGCTTGATCGGGTACGAATGGCACATTGTTGACCACTTGGAGCATCTCCATAATGGTCGGATCACCATTGGCGGCTTTGGACGGATGCATAAATGCTATATCATCCAGTTGCACACACCACTGAGAGGAATTAAATCCATCCCAAAAGTTGGCATTGGCATTGCGTGTAAATTTGAATTCACTACCTAATGGCAGGTCAAAGGTCTTACCGTATTGGTAAAACAACATCTTGGTGAGTGTTGATTTACCTACACTAGAACCTCCATAGAGGAGCACCGAAAATGGTGATTTACGTTCTTGTTGGGCAGCACGCTTGGTAGTTTCCTCTGAGAGCAACATACACAAGTCGTGGACCAAGCCAGTGATCATGCGCGTTTCTTGTTTACCCACGCGAACAGCGTGCTTTTTAATGGCTTCACCCTTCTCAATCAGGTCACGAAGATCAGCAAGGATCTCGAAACGTTCATGAGGGTTGGTGCCAGTCTGTAACACACGGAATCTAGTCTTCATCTCAATCACTTGATCAAACCATTTCTCGTATGTGGACCCCGAATGATAAATGGGGTCCATGGATCCAGTCTTAAGACACTGGTATCCACGCTCGCACACAAACAAAAGTGTGTCCATCATGCAATGCACGAAATCAGGTCCAGAGTGGAATTTCCGCTTAATAGCTTCGGCTTCCAACTTACTGTAACTGAACAGGTCGAAGTTAACTCCGATCTTCTCGAACAATGACATGCTAAGAGCGTACATTGCGAACTTGTACACCTTCTTAAAGATAGGTGCATTCTTCACTTCCTCGTATTTCCCTAAGAAATCACGACAAGTGGCAAAAGTGTCCTCTGCTGATTGCAAGTCAAAGCCATTGAAAAGGCCATCAAAAAACTTGCAAAGGCGATTGTAGCACTTGCTCGAAAACAAGTTGCAGTCAGGTGTGTTGAATTTCACAAAGACCACAATGGCCATGTAGTAATCATCAACATCCTTCGCTTTAATCAGCATCTTGATGAGGAAGATAACGTCCTCGATCAGTTTGTTAACATAATCGAGATCCCAGCCCCTCTTGGTAAGTCTGTCGACTACGTAGGCTGTTCCGAAACGCATGTGGTGTAATCCATCTGATTCACCTGGGTCATCGGGGTCTTCCTCTCCGGCTTGCACACTGTAGGTCGCGCCACATGGGCGCACTTCTGAGAGAACTAGTCGCTCAGCCTCCATGATGTGTGTGTACAGTCGGTGTGGTTCTACATCAGAACCTCCCAACATGCTGTAGTAGCGGAGCTCAAGCACCATACGTGGTGCTCCATAAGCTTCCAATGCTACTTCTGCACGTGAAAGTGGTTTGTTCTGGTAGAACAGTGTGTAGTGGACCTGCATTTGCATGCATGTTGGTCCGGTCATTTTGACCCGCTTCTTGACTTTGTGCGAATCCCGACACATTCGGGCTCGCTCTTCAAGAGCATCATAAACTTGTTTGGTTGTCCTATACTCGCCAGCTAAGGCGAAATAGGGTTGAGGAATGGTAATACTAACCTTCCTCGGCTTCATAGGGTGTGTGATTTGTGTGAGATCACGAACTCGGGGGGATCTAAGTAGTTCAAACATGGGTAAAATGCCATGATCATTGACCTATAGTTGGACGCTTATCAATTGTCAGCGTCTGGATGCATTTTACTCAATTACCGCAACTAGCGTTGTAATGAGTGATTTCACATACCAAATTAGTTTAAAAGCCTAGCTAGGCGGACAGTACTCCAAATTCGTTAGGTAGTACTATATGTCCCTCGCAGATTACTTCTAAATTCTTAAGGTAGATCCATCAGAATCGTAGTCAATAGTGTGTTTTAAAGGAAACACACAACCCACATTAAAGTATGAGTAGAGAGGTTTCGGAGACATTTCACTGTGTCTTACTAACTTCTTACTATTAATGATTATACATTTCTAAACTGAAAGTATTCATAAAGAGTGTAATTATGTTTAAAGTGGTTTACAACCACTGATTCTGAACTTTTATTAATCCGTACAGTAACGGATAGTATAATTTACTAAATCATTGAACATATCGTACTAATGATCAGTCCTTATATACTAAGGAATCGATTGTTTAAAGTCAAATCGTGACAACATATCAAGTCTCAAAGAATCTCAAATGAATAAACAAATGGTTTTCGAGAGGTGTTTTCGCACTTTTACTGATACCAGATAAACCTGGGACGACTTTACTTATTGTACAAAAGTCAAAGCAAAAGAGACTCAATGAGCCCTACTTGAAAAAAGGGGGTTTATACTATTATTTGTCTCTTTTTAACGTGCATTGCGGGTATAGGCCGCAAGCCACGAGAAATAAATTCTTGTCATATTCCTATAACATCGAAATCAATTCTATTGTATCTCTCTTCTAAATTGAGAGTATGTAGTTCCATAAGTATGTAACGGCTCGAAGCAAGGCCGGAATCATCTTAGGTCTTGCATTATGTGGTCACAACTCACAATACAGTAGAAAATAACATATATAGATTACCAAAA